GGCCTCCAGACCTCCATCTTATTGTGTAGGCTAAACTAATGGGGTCCAGCGCCCTGCGCTGGCGGGGTCCAGGGGCTGGCCCCTGGCCGCCGGAGGCGCGTTTCCGAGAGTCATTCTTTTCGCGGGTTGGTATTAGTGCCCTTAGTGCTATGAGAACAAAAGTTTTTTGGTTCTTTTTTTCAAAAAAGAACGGCTTGCTTTCGTCCTCCTGGCGCGGCTCGGATATGGGTCAACCATAAAGGCGGCTGGTATCAGTGGCCATTTCAGGAAGCCGGGGGTCTGGGGGGAGCGGTTTCGCTCCCCTCAGTTCTTTTTCAGCCCCGTGCGATCTTGGCCAAACGTTGCGCAGTGCGCAGCAGGAAGGCCCGATCCTCTGAATCACACTCCCTGTAGAGCCGGATGAGCGCGAGTTCGTCGCCGGTTTGCTGGGCGCGCGGGGGCTCGCCTTGCAGCAGGTATTCGACCGGGGCGGCAAGGGCGTCGGCAATGCGTGTGATGTTGCCGCGCAGTTGGCCGGCGCGATCGGTTTCCCATTGGGCGACGGCGCTCCGGCTGACGTCACAGGCGTGGGCGAGCTGATCCTGCGTGAGGCCGCGGGCCAGGCGAAGGGCGCGAATTCGGGCGCCGACGGTTTCTTCGGGTTTGCGCATGGGCGGAGAATGCACCGAGTTGGCTAACAGTGCCAGTTATTTTTGTTGACCAACCTTCGTCAATCTGGCTAACTGATTATGTTAGGAGCGAGGAGGCATGGCGATGGTGGCGTGGACGGTGGGGCTGGACGAGCAGCTGCGGGCGCTGCGGGCCGGGGGGCATACCTGGGATCAGGTGGCGCTGCAGATGGGGTATGGGCGCAACACGGTGCTGGAGCGGGGGCGCAAGATTGGCGCGCCGAAAATGCCCAAGCCGTGCGTGCGCGACGTCGAGGAGGCGGCTGACCGGCCCGCGCGGCCGCCGGGGCACCCCGCGACCTGGGGGCTGATTATTGCGGGGACGGTGCTGGACGGTGCGGCTTATCCGTATCCGGTCTTCTTATAAGGAACAAAACATGAACAAAAATGTGCGCGCCCGAGGTGACATGCGCGAGGACCGCGTGGACGCGGCTTATGTGATTTACCGGCTGGAGGAGGCGGGCGCGACGCTGCTGGCGTTGCCGGGTAGCGGGTATTCACCGCGGTTGCGGGTTTCGCATCTGGATGTGTTGCAGGAGGCCGTTGAAGCCTGTGGCGGCGATCGGGGGCGGATCCGGCCGCCTGTGCCGGGCGCGGCGAGGATAACCCGCATGGATGAGGCGCTGGCCTGGATTACGCTGATCCCGTCGGATCGTTACGTGCTGCGGCGGATTGTCGGGGCGCGCAGTTTGGTGAGCCCGGTGACGGAGCGGCATTTGTATTCCTGGCGGCGGTTGGGCGAGGTGATGGGCGCGGACCACAAGGCGGTGCAGCGCTGGCATGGCCAGGGCGTGGACATGCTGGTGGGCGCGGTGATGGCGCTGCGCCGGGCGCGCGGGGCGGAGGGGGGCTCGCGTGCGATGACGGCAGCGCCGGTTGTTACGGCGCCGCTGTCAACTTCACTGCGTAGCGGCAGCGTGGCGTGACGTAGGCGCCGGTGATGGCGTTGCCCGCCACCTGGCCGGTGAAGGTGAGATGGTAGGGTTTGCGGTCCATGCTGGTGGACGTGGTGGAGGCGTTGATGGCACCGGCGGGGCTTACGGTGCCATCCAGCACCAGGACACCATCCTGGGGAGTGAATTGCAGGTTGGCGCCGTGCCTTTGGAGGGTAGCGCGGTTGGTGGCGTCGCAGGTGCCGGCGGTGGGCGTGAGGGTGCCGGTGTAGGTGATGAGTGGGTCGCCGGCGCAGGCCGCGAGGGGAAGGGTGAGGAGGAGAGATTGGCGAATGTAGGATAAAAAGCATTTCATGTGTATTTTTTCCTTGCCCAGGTGCCCCAACTTTCGGTATAACTTACTCAACGATGGCGGTTTGTGCACACCGAGGTGCGGTGGCCGGATTGCCTTCCTCCTATTGTGTCGATGCGGGCCGCGCCGGAAATTCCGGCGCGGCCCGTTTTGCATTTGGCAGGTGAGGTGGCGATTGCCGGAGACCGGGCGGATGCGGCCACTTGATGTTTTAATGACGGCCATGCGGCGCCATTTCGAGGAAGGGCGACTGACCGAGGCGGCCAGTATTGCGAAGGCGGCCGCACCCTACGTGCATCCCCGGATGCAGCCGCAGGCGCGCGCTGCTGACATTGCGACGTTGAGGGATGACGAACTTGACGGCATCGAGCAATCCGGCAGCGGAACGGGCGCTGCGCCGGCGATTGCGGGCGGACCTGAATGAGTGGGTGGATTTTGTTCTGACACAGCGCGGCCAGTCTGCGGCGCGGCATCATCGGGAAATCATCAAGGCGCTTGAGGATGTGGATTCGGGTGCGACAGCACGGCTGATGCTGTTATTGCCGCCCGGTTCTGCGAAGAGCACTTTCGCGAGTTGGCTGTTTCCGGCGTGGTGGATGGCGCGCAACCCGGGATGTTCGGTGATTACGGCATGCCACACGGCGGGACTGGCCAATCATTTCGGGCGTGGCGTGCGGTCGCTACTGGCCGAGCATGGGCCGCGGTTGAATGTGGCGCTGAGGGCGGATTGTAAAGCGGCCGGGCGGTTTTTGACCGAGCAGGGCGGTGAGTATTTTGCGGTGGGTGTGGGCGGCGCGGTGACCGGCCGGCGCGCGGATCTGGCGTTGATCGACGACCCGATTGTGGGGTTTGGCGACGCCGAAAACGCGGCGGCGCGCGAGAAGTTATGGAATTGGTATCGTACAGAACTGGTGACGCGGCTGAAGCCGCGAGGGCGTGTCGTTTTAGTAATGACACGATGGCATCGTGATGATCTGGCCGGCCGGCTGATGACGCAGGATGGCTGGCGGTGCATTCGTCTGCCCGCTTTGGCGGAGGCGGATGATCCGCTGGGACGGGCAGAGGGCGATGCGTTGTGGCCGGAATGGGAGGGCCGCGAGGCAATATTGGCCAAAAAGGCTTCCATGGGGGAGAGCGCGTTCGCTGCGTTGTTTCAGCAGGCGCCGCTGGCTGATGCCGGATCGGTATTTCCGGTGCAGCGGCTTCGTTACGGCGATGCGGCGCCGGTGGGCGCCACGGTGCGCGGGTGGGATTTGGCCAGTAGCGATGACCTGGCGCGCGACCCGGACTGGACTGCGGGCGTAAAATTGCTGCGGGATGATACTGGTTTGTTCTGGATTACAGATGTTCGCCGGATTCGCGCCAAACCGGACGAGGTGGCGGCGTTTGTTGTTGCCACCGCCGCCCAGGATGGTGAGAGCGTGAGGATTGGACTGCCGACTGACCCCGGCCAGGCAGGGCAGTATCAGGTGATGCATCTGGCGCGGCAATTGGCCGGGTATCAGATTCATAGCTCGCCCGAACGCGGGTCTAAGAAGTTGCGGGCCGTGAACGCGGCAGCGCAAGTGGACCACGGCAATGTGACATTACAGCGGGCGGCGTGGAACCAGGCGTTTGTGGAAGAGCTGGCGCTGTTTCCGGGTGGGCCGAAGGACGATCAGGTGGATGCGTTTTCCCGGGCGTTTGAATTGTTGGCGGCCATGACACAGCCCGCGCGGTTCACCCGGGTTTCTCATTTTGGGCGCTAGGAGCAGCTGTGTTTCGAACCATTTGCGACTTGATCCCGCTTGACCGGGATTTGCCGCCGCGTGCGCGGGACCTGGATATTCTACAGCGGATACTCGACAACCAGCTGTACGATTCACTGCCGTATGAGTTTCACCAGGAGCGGACTGAGGGCGGCGAATATATTCCGTTGCGGCTGCGGCGGCCATCGGTGCGGTATGCGCTGGCGCGGGTGGTGGTGGAAGATAGCGTGGCTTTGCTGTTCAGCGAGGGGCATTTTCCATCGATCGAGTCACCGGACAGGGCGGCGCGGGAGGTGGTGGCGGCGCTGGCGCGGGCGACACGGTTGAATGCGGTGATGACCGAGGCCGCGTTGCGCGGCAGTGTTGGTTCGGTAGCGATTTTGCTGCGCGTGTTGCGGCGCCGGCCGTTTTTGCAGGTGTTGCCTACGACTTATTTGACGCCAGTGTGGGACCCGGAGGCACCGGACACGCTGCTTTCTGTAACGGAGCGATTTAAGGTGACCGGCGTTTCGCTGGTATCACAGGGTTACGAAGTGAGCGATCCGGACGCTCTGTATTGGTTTGCCCGGAGCTGGGACGGCGTTTGGGAGACTTGGTTTACGCCGGTACCGGTGGGTTGCGATGTGGCGGCGGCGCGCGACGATGTGCGGTCTGTGCAGCATGGGCTCGGCTTTGTGCCGTTGGTTTGGATTCGGAACCTGCCGGGTGGTACCGGCGTGGATGGCGCTTGCACGTTTCGTGCCGCTATCGATACGTCAATCGAGATCGATTACCAGCTTAGCCAGGCAGGGCGGGGACTTAAATACAGTAGTGATCCGACCTTATTGATCCGCGAGCCGGCGGGACTGGAGGGGCGGATGGTGCGCGGCGCTGCGGATGCGCTGGTAGTGAGTGAGAAGGGCGACGCGAAGTTGCTGGAAATCGGCGGCACGGCGAGCCAGGCGGTGATTGAATATGTTCGGATCTTGCGTGAACTGGCGCTTGAGAACGTGCATGGCAACCGGGCCGATGCGAGCCGGTTAAGCGCGCCGGCAAGTGGCCGCTCCCTAGAGATGATGAATCAGGGATTGCTGTGGCTGGCTGACAATTTGCGAATCAGCTACGGCGACAGCGGCATGCTGGAAGTGGCGCGCATGATGTTGCGCGTGCACGACGCGATGGGATTGCGCGTGGATGGGGCGGAGTTGCCGCCGGCGCCGGCGGACGCCGTGTTGAATTTGCGCTGGCCCGACTGGTACCCGCCAGACTCGATTGACCGGCAGCGCGATGCGCAGACCGTGGTTGAACTGGTGGCCGCAAAACAGATGGCGCGTGAAACGGCACTGCAGGTGTTGGCGCCGCTCTACGATATCGCTGACGTGCCGGCGGAGTTGGCGAGAATTAAAGCGGAGGCAGCGGAATGAGTGGAGAAGTGCCGACGGACCAGGGTGGCGACGAATTAGCCTTACTGCGCACACGCAATGAACAACTGGAGGTGCGCCTGCGCGATGTGCAGCAGGCCGCCGACAAGAAGCTGGTGCAGCTTGAATTGAAGGCCGAGGCTATCAAGAGCGGCATGGTGGATTTGGACGGGCTGAAATTGGTGGAACCCAGTGAGGTCTCCATCGATGATCAGGGGCAGGTGCGCGGCGCGGCGGCCCTGATGGGCCGGCTGCGCCGGGACAAGCCGTGGCTTTTTGGAGCGGCGAGCTCGAGCAGCAGCGCCGGCGTTCCGGCGCATACGCCAAGCCGCGTTAAGCTGGCGACGGAAATGACACTGGACGAGTGGCGCGCGGCGCGGGCGGAGTTGTTGCGGCGGCGTTGAGGAGGTTTGGCCGCGACGACGTGCGGTGTGTTGGCATTCAGGGCCGCGGGCCCGATTTCTTGGGGGCTTAAATGGGTATTCAGAATTTTCCGGCGGCGCTGCAACCGATCATTCAGCAGGGTTTTTTGGAGCGCGAGTTTGAGCAGGCGCTGCGGTCTAAGCTGGGTTACAGGGCGTGCGCCGATCGCGAAGAGTTTGCGGTTGGAATCGGCGAAACGCTGACGAAGACGCGCGCTGGACTGAAGCCGGCGGTAACGACACCGCTAGCGCCTGCCACGAATACAAACCTCGATAACGGTTTAAGCCCGGGCAGTTGGGGTGTTGAGCAGTATACGTTGACGCTGAACAACTATGCTTCCACCATGGATTTGAATATGGTGACGAGCCGCGTTGGCATTGCGAGCCAATTCCTGCAGAATGCTTACGCCAATGGCGAGCAGGCGGCACGAAGCCTCGATGATCTGGCGCGCAACGCGCTGTTCGGCGCGTATTTCTCGGGCAATACGAGGGTTGTGGCGACGCTGGGAAGTGCCGGGCCGACGATTGAGGTGGACGATATTCGCGGCTTTCAGACGGCCTACGTGAATGGCGTGCAGCAGGCGGTTTCCACGTCAAATCCGCTGGCCGTGACGGTGGGTGCCGATAGCTACGTGGTGGTGGGCGCCGCAGCTGATGCGACGAACGTATCGACCACGCCGAAGGGTATATCCGGCGCGCTGACATTTGCGAGCAACGTTAGTGCGAGCGATGCGACGATGGGCAATACCGTAGCGGCGGCGACTGCCTCGCTGATCCTGCGGCCGAATGGGCGGACGAATACAAGCCTGCTTTTGCCGGGCGATACGCTGGCGATGACGAACGTGCTGGATGCGGTGGCGAATTTACGGCTGAACGCGGTGCCGGACATCGACGGCGCCTATAATTGCTATTTGGATCCGATCAGTGCGCGGCAGTTGTTCGCGGATCAGGATTTTCAGCGGCTGTTTATTGGTGCGACCTCCGCCAACGAGGTGTTCAAGCCAGGGCAGGGCGTGGTAAACGATTTCCTCGGGCTGCGCTTCGTGTTGACGAACGAGGCATTTGTGCAACCCTACGCCACGGTGGCGAATGCTGTGGTGCGGCGGCCGATTGTGGTGGGGCAAGGCGCGCTGATCGAGGGTGATTTCGCCGGCATGGCGAGCGATGACGTGGCGCCGATGGATGCCGTCGTTTCTCTGGTGGACGGCGTGTGCATGGTGACGCGGGAGCCAATTGACCGGCTGCAGCAAATCATTGCGCAATCTTGGTACTGGATCGGTGGTTTTTGCGCACCTTCCGATACCACAACGACACCGTTGACCGTCGCAACGGCGACGAATGCAAATTTTAAGCGGGCGGTTATGATTGAACATTTGGGATAGCGTGAGGCCGGGGGGCGGGTTCGGCCCCCCGGTTGTTTTGCCTGGTTTTCCTGGCACGCGGTTGCGGCATTTTCAGCATCGGAGGGCCGCATGTTCACCGACGCACAAAAAACCGATATTCGGCGGTTTTGCGGATACCCGGCGTATGGCGCAACGCCGGATGGAGAGGGCTGGCGGTTTTTTACCGCTTATGGCGCGTTGGAATACCGGTTGAATAATCTCTCGCCCGCTGAAACTCAGGTGGTATTGAACTATCTGACGACGCTGGGCCAGTTGGAACAGGTTGTGCCGATGGCGAGTGATAATCTGGACAGCGATGGGGCGGCTTCATGGACGCATAACCGGAACGAAGTGAGCGATCGGCTGCGATTGCTGGATAGCTGGCGGCGTCGATTGTGTGCATTTCTGGGTGTGCCGCCCGGCGAGGGGCTGGGCAATGCCGGCCTGAGCTGGGTGGTTTGAATGGATGGAACCGCGCTCGCCGATAAAATTCGCCGTGGCATGGGGTGTGCGGCACGACGGATTGGGTCGCCCTATGTTGTGCTACGGCCTAGGACTTCGAGCAATCCGCTGAGTACGCGGAACAGGATCATAAAACTTTACGCGGCGTTCAATTCACAGGATGGGCGGTTCGGCCGTGTGAAGGCGTATGGCGATCCGGTGTGGTGGGGCGTGTTCGATGCTTCGTACACACAACCTGGAGATTACCTGGTAGGCGCTGCAACGTATTTTGTGGCTGCGCAACTACCGTTGTTGCCAGTGCAATGCGTTCTGACGAACCGGACGGTGACGGTTGCCCGGCCGATGGTGACGCAACAGGGCGGATACAGCGGTTTGGTGACCGAGACGGCGCAGGATGTGCTGGCGGGATGGCCGGCGAGCATCCTGGCGCTCTCGGCGCGGATTTCCGGCAATCTGCCGGAGACGCGATTTGGCAATTGGACTGTATTGCTGCCGGCGTTGCCGTTTGGCGTGCAGGTGGCGGATGTGGTGACCGATGATATTGGCCGCGTGTTTGTGGTAGCCGCCGCGGAACAAAGCGATCTCGGCTGGCGACTGACGGCGCGCGAAGTCGCGGGCTAGACTTATAAACCAGTTTACAATGACTCGTCTCTAGCGGGGTCCAAGGGGCGGACCGTGAGTGCGAGTTTCAGCCGGCGCCCTTGGCCTTTTTCGGAGCATCATATGCGCGCTGAACAATTGCATGTTGTGACTGCGCGGTTCAATCCGCTGCGATGGGAGACGCCCGACCGGCATTTTCGTGACTGGGTAGCACATATAAGGGATTCTGGTGCACAGTTGACTGTCGTGGAGGTGCAGTACGGCAAGCGCGCTTTTACCTGCGATGTGCCGCATGTGAACCACGTGGGGTTGCGGGCGGATAGCTGGGCGTGGGGTAAGGAATGCGCGCTGAATGAGGGCATTAAGCGAATCCCGGACGCCGAGTATATCGCCTGGGGCGATGCTGACATCTGGCATCGCAAGTCTGGCTGGGCGCGCGAAACGGTTGAGTATTTGCAGCACTATCGAGTGGTACAAACTTGGAGCCGCGCGCTCGACCTGGGGCCGCGGGACGAACTGATAGGGGTGCATAGTTCGTTCTGCGGCCAATATCAAACGGGCGCTCCGCTGGTGGCTGAAGGCCCGAAGTTCTGGGCATTTGACGGTGGCTACGCCGACTATCCGCATAGTGGGTATTTCTGGGCCAGCCGGCGCGAGTTTCTGGATTGGACAGGTGGATTATTCGAACTGGCCGGCATGGGCAGTGCGGACCATCACATGGCGCTGGCGCTGGTGGGCAAGGTGGAGCGCAGCTGGCCCGCGGGGACGAGCGCTTCGTATCGGCAGCATTTGACGCGATGGCAGGAGCGGGCGGCACGGTTCGTGAACGGCCGGATTGCGGCCTTGCCGGGACTGATCGAGCACCGGTTTCATGGCAGTAAGCGCAAGCGCGGGTATTTGGACCGGTGGGATATGTTTGTGCGACACGGCTTCGATCCGGATACGGACTTGAAACGGAATAGCTGGGGCATGCTCGAATGGGCCGGTAATAAGCCGGAGCTGGAGCGGGAGTGGGATCTGTATTTGCGCAGCCGGTGTGAAGACGATAATTGTTATTGAGGCGGGCGCATGGCCGATCTTTCGGACGTCGAGACGGCGCTGGTGCAGGCAATACTTGGTATCATTTACCCGAACGGGCCCGATGGGGCGAGCGTTTTGCAAATGAATGTCAAGGCGTTTCGCGGCCTGCCCGCGAGCAGCTTGCTGCTGGACGATCGGGCGCACGGCATTTTGGACATTAGCGTGTTCCCGGTACCTGGCACGACACGGGACACGACGCGCTGGGGTGTTCAGACGTTCGATATTTTGGGCCGGGCGGGTTTGACGGTTTCCGTGGTTGGCAACTCGGCGGTATTTGCCGGTGTGGCAGCGCCAGGCGACCTTGCGGGCATTTTGGCTGGCCAGATCGCTTATGTTTATCAAACACGGCCCAATGACACCGCAGCTCTCGTGGCTGCGGTTCTGGCGGAGCAGATCGCCCGAAATACGGCCTGCTCACTGAGTGGTGCCAACGTAACGCTTTCGGACTTCCAATCGATTGTGGCGCGCACGGCGGCCGCAGCGACCGCGTTGCAGGAATGGGGCAGACAGGAGCAGGATTTTCGCATTTCAGTGTGGGCGCCCAATCCGCAGTTACGTGACGTGGCGTGCGGTGTGCTGACCTCGCAGCTCGTGACGATCGCATTTCTGACGCTAGCTGATGGCAGCGGCGGGCGGCTTCGATACAAAGCAACCGCAACCATCGATGAGGATCAGGCGTCTTCGATTTATCGCCGAGACCTGATTTATACGGTGGAGTATGCCACCACCATTTCACTGCAAAGCCCGACCGTTCTGTTTGGCGATCTTGTATTTAACGGCACCACGATCATGGTGTGATGGAGAATTCATGGACAGCCTGTTGGTGGTGGTGCGCCCATTTGGCCGGTATGTGACCGGAGAGGAAATAAAAGATGCTGCCGACCTGGCGGCCGTCTTGGCTGGCGATCACGCAGGCGATGTGGTGCGCGTGCGCGTGCCCATGACGCCTGCGCTTGTTGCAGCCGATACGCCGCCGCAGGCGTTGCCACATAGACGGGAGGTTTGAGATGCCGATTTTCCAGCAGGGTAGCCTGAATACCACGGGATTGGTGGTACCCGATCTTTATGTGCAAATCGTGCCGCCGCAGAATCTCATTCTGAATGGCGTGCCGACGAATTTGATTGGCGTTGTGGGTACCGCGAGTTGGGGACCTGTCAATCAACCCGTGATCGTTGGGAGCATGGCAGATTACGCGACCGCATTCGGGCCGGTGATTGTCCGAAAATATGACATGGGGACGAATATTGCGACCGCCGTGCAGCAGGGCGCTGCAGGGTTTCGGTGCGTGCGGGTGACAGACGGGACGGATATGGCCGCGAGTTATGAGATTGGCGCGGCTAACGGGGCTTACGCGGTGCGGTTGACGGCGCTGTATAGCGGGTCTTTGGGAAACTCCATTGCTGCGACGCTGACGCCGGGTAGCCAGGCGTTTACTTGGCGACTGACGCTTGCGATGCCGGGGACGGTGACTGAGGTTTTCGACAATATTCCGGCGCGGCCGCCCGGTGTGTTCTGGCAGGCTCTGGTGGCCGCGGTCAATAATGGAACCGGGCCATTGTCTGGCCGGTCGCAATTGGTTGTTGCGAGTCTGGGCACTGCGCCGACAACGACCCCGCTTGGGTTTACCGCGCAGCCTCTGGCGGGCGGCAGTGATGGCGCGGCCGCGGTGACGGCAGCGACGCTGGTGGGGCAAGATGTGCTGCCCCGGAGCGGCATGTATGCGTTGCGCGGGCAGGGCTGCAGCATTGGCGTGCTGGCCGATGCTGATGACTCGACGCAGTGGGTGACACAGGCCGGATTCGGTGCGTCGGAAGGCGTGTATATGATCCTGGTGGGGCCCGCCGGCGATACGATCTCCGATGCGGTAACCGTGATGCAAGGCGCGGGACTCAATTCGTCCTCGGCGAAAATGATGTTCGGTGACTGGATATACTGGGCGGACCAGACGAACAATGTGACTAGGCTGGTTTCGCCCCAAGGTTTTGTAGCTGGGCGGCTGGGCAATCTTTCTCCGGAACAATCCAGCCTGAATAAGCCGCTTTACAGCGTGATTGGTACGCAGAAGTCGGGGTTTCCCGGCACCGGACAAGCGGCGACCTATGCGGAGACGGACCTGCAAACGCTGTTCCAGAGCGGCATCGACGTCATTTCAAATCCGCAGCCAGGCGGGGCGTATTGGGGCGTTCGGTGTGGACATAATACGTCCAGCAATCCTGCGACCTGGGGTGATAATTATTCTCGCATGACCAATTTCATTGCCGCGACGCTGGCGGCCGGCATGGGGCTGTTCGTGGGTCAGGTGATCAACGCGACCTTGTTCCAGCGGATTCGCTCTACGCAGTTGAGCTTTCTGCAGGGACTATTGAGCCAGGGCATATTAGGCAGCACGACCGGGCAACTGCCGTTTTCGGTGATTTGCGATGCGAGCAATAATCCGTTGAGCCGGACCAGCCTGGGGTATGTGCAAAGCGACGCGCAGGTGCAGTATCAGGGCATTAATGAAAAGTTTATCGTCAATGTAGAAGGCGGGCAGACTGTCAGTGTGCAGAGCCAAATATTGCCTGGCGGAAATTGAAAAGGGTGATTTCAAAAAAGAAATAACCGCAAAAACTTTAACCTTCAGAGCGTGCGATGGATCGATGCGCTCTGAGTGAACAGAGTTCTTTGCTTTTTTTTTAGAGGAAGATCTTTCCTTTTTTTGTATTTTTGCCAAGCATGATTGCCGCACGAAGGAAACCAAAATGCCAGTAAATTCGTTCTCGATCGGCCGGGATTGCCAGCTGGTCGTTATGGGCCCTTTTGGCCGCGTGGATTTGACCTATGTAACGGGGTTCGAAAGCCGCCAGGTGACGCAATCCATTCGACTGGATCGGCTGGATGGTGTGCCGATGGGCGCCGAGCTGCCAAAGGGGTGGGAGGGGAGCTTTGAAGTTGAACGCGGTACAAGTGCTGTGGACGATTTCTTTTCTGTGGCAGAATTCGCGTTTTTCAACGGTGGTAGCTTGCCGGCGGGAACGGTTTATCAATACGTGGCGGAAGTGGACGGTTCAGTATCCACATATCAGTATTCCGGCGTAGTGTTCAAGCTAGCCAACGCGGGCACGTGGCGCGGGGATGCGCCCGTGAAGCAAAAGCTTGAATTCTTCGCAACCCAGCGGGCGCGCGTGTAATGGATTTGCCAAGTGCGCAAATTATCGCCGCGGCGGCGGCAGACCTTTCCGCGCGAGATGATGCGGGACGGTTGATTTCGTTGCGGCGGCTGGGGGCAGTGGATCGACTGCGGCTATTCAAGGCCATTGGCGCTGCGCTTGCGGAAAATCCGCCGTATTTGGGGATGGCGATGCTCGCGTTCTCGGTGACGGCGATCGATGGTGTGCCGGTGCCAGCGCCAGGTAATGAGGCGCAGTTGGAAGGGCTGGTGCACCGGCTTGGCGATGGCGGGATTGCAGCGATTGCGGATGCGCTGGATGCCGATGCGGGACACGAGGAGATGACCGACGCGGGAAACTGAGCCGGCACCCTGATCTGGTGGACAGTTTGTATCTGGTCCGGAATGGGGTGCCGTTCGATGTGGCGTTTTCGTTGCCTGCGGCTGAGCGGCTGGCGTGGGTGGTGGTTATCGGCCGGTTCGATGGTTTGGAATATGATTGGCAGGCGCACCAATGGAACATCGCGTGATACGGGGTGGCGGCGCCGCGGTGCTTGCGGGTGCGGGTTTGGGTGTGCGGTTGGCGCTAGGAGGCGGATTGGCACGGCAGCTTAGCGCGGTACGGCGGGCGCTGGCGATGTTGCGTGCGGTGCGAAGTGGCGCGGTGGGGCGGCACGCGGCGCCACATGGACGGGTGAAGCGAGTTGTGGGCGATGCTGTGCGGGCGCCGACGTTTGCTAATGCGGAAGGGTCCGCCGACAATCATGCGCACGAAGGGGCTCGTTTTGCCGCGCGGGGACGTGCGGTTTTGATGGCGCGGGGCGGATCTGGCACGCGCACAAATGGAACGGTGCCGCAAAGTGTTCGGCTTTCTGCATCCAGTTCAAATCGCACAACAGGGGCGTCGGGCCTAGTGGGAGCCAGTGTGGACCAGTTGGGCCAAGCCGGCCGTGGGGTAACGCAGCGAGCGGCAGTGGACGTTAGCGGAGCTTTGCCGGGCTTTACGAACAATGGGCTGGGCCTGCCGCCAGCCGCGAGCGGGCGACTGCTACAGGGCGGGCGCTTGGCGGTGTCGATTGTTTCGGCCAGGGACGCCGCGCGGTTGCGGGCTGCCGCAGCGCCGGATGGGGTAAAGCCTGCCGGCGCACGTATGCGCGGCAGGGAACTTTCGGGTTTTGCCTCAGGGGGGCAGCGAAGCGACGCAAGATCGTTAGCGGCGCGCGCGAAGCCTTCAGCGACTGAATTGAGTGCCTTCTCCGCCACGGCGACGCGCGCCCATGCGTTGGACGCCGTAGCGCCGGCACAGGTGCGCGCAAGGTCCGCGCAAATCGGTATCGGCGGTGGCCGCGTTGCCGTCGCGAGCCGGACGGGTGGGCAGGCGCCGGCTGCTGCCTTGTTCCGGCGCAGGAATGTCGATGTCTTGCCGGGAACGCACGGTGCTATGGGTGCAATGACCGCTGGTATAAAGTCCGATGCGGGGCAGAGCGTTAGCGGGGTGACGGGCGGTGCCATCTCAAGTTCGGGTGGCACAACTGGCGGCTCCGGCGGGCCCGAGCAAGGGGATGTGTATTTAGATGGAACGCTGATGGGGCGATGGATGTCTCGCGCCCTAGCGAAGGAGGCTGCGCGGCCGCCGGCCGGCGGCGCGGCGTTTGACGGCCGCCGCAACCCGTTGCCAACGGGCCGGATGATTGGAGGCTGAAATGGCGGTAACGCTAGGCGCCGTGGTGTTAGATGGACTCGCGGCGGTGGCGGGTATTCGTTTCGGTGGTGCTCAGGCGCTGGTGGTGCACAAGCTGCCCGGTGGCGCGCGGGTTATCGATGCCATGGGCCCGGACGATGACGACATTGCTTGGCGGGGATTCTTTACCGGCGATACGGCACCGGATCAGGCGCGATTACTCGATGCCATGCGCCAATCTGGCGCGGTTCTGCCGCTCGCGTGGGACGCAGCCTCATACAATGTGGTTATTTCTCATCTAGAGCTGACATATAATAACAGCTGGTGGATCGGCTACCGAATTCGTTGCAAGGTGGTTAGCAGTGGGCAGCCGTCGATTGCAACCGCTGCTCCCGCTATCTTGCCATTGATAACGGCGGATCTGACGGTGGCGGCGGCGTTTTGCAACACGGCCTCGGCCGCGGCAGCGGCGCAAAGCCCGGGTGCGTTGACGGCCGGCACTCCGGCCAACGCGGCGGCTTCGGCCGCCATCGCGGCGTCCCAGGCCGTAGTGGAGA